CCAGCTTCAGAGATGTTTCTACCCGCTTCTGCAAGTGCTTCCCCAGTGCCGCCATACGAAGGCCGGAAGTTTGTGTTTGCAAACCGTTCTACGAGTCCTGCAATCCCTTTTTTACCCCCCATCTTATCTAGCTGCGCTTTAATTGCAGCGCTACCCGTTAGCCCTTCTGGAGTATCTTTTATATCCTTTGTCGCCTCGGCCTTTAACTCCGCCAACCGACCCCGCTCAAGAGATGCCATCGCAGGGGGTGGAGAGACTGACCCTTTTGAGACTGTCGCCGGTTGGTTTTTACCATCAGTAACCCTATAGGGATTCGGCAGTGCCGTCTCAATGCCCTCGGGTTTAGGTTTAGGGTCAGCGGGGGCATCGGTAGGGGCAGGGTCAACGGGGGCGACTATATCCTCTTGTATAGGTGGTGCTCCCATACCCATCGCCGTGGTGCCTAACTCCCTTTTGGGGAGGCCTATAACCTCGGGGCTTTCTTCAGATAACGCGTTTAGCCGAGCTAATTGTTCCTCTTCCGCTGTTGGTTCTTCTTTAGGGGCTTTTTCCCGATCTAAAAACCTTGCGCCTTGGGGGTCTTTATTTATTTCGGAGGGGTACCGTATACCAGACTTATTCCTACTGAAGAGAGCACCTCCGTTGTCAAACTCTGCCTTCGCCTGTGCTGTAGCCTCTTCCGCAGACACCCCTGATTTAACTAGGGCTATAACCCTAGCCCTAAACGCGTCTTCATCCACCTCCCCACCTTCGGCATAGCCGACAATGCCGCCGTTATACATGCGAGTTAGGTTAGGTGCAGGGGCGTTTATGATACCGCCTTGTGCCGCTGCCATTGTTGGTGCGCCTTGCATCTGTTGATTTCCTAATACACCCCCTACATCCTCAGTCTTCCCTCGTAGCTTCTGTAGCGGCCCCATCATTAGTTCTTTCTGATCGGCTACTACTTGCTCCCCGAGTTGATCTGCGATGGTATAAGGGTTACCAACCTTCTGCAGGTCTTCGTTCTTCCGCTGTTCAGCGACTAAACTAACGGCTCGCTGCATCGCAATAAGGTCGAGAATGTTTTTGCTACTACCGTACTTCTGCATTAGGGCTTGGGGATTGCCGTTGGCTCTACCTATCCTATCTGTAATTTGTTGGTCTATCCCCCCATGCATACTAGGAGGCAGGTTTGTGCCATTCATAACTGCCATGTTCTTATCCTCTAAGTATGTCCCAGATGCTAGCAACGCCACCAGCGGCTCCTAAGAACTTACTTAGGCCACTCTCTTCTTGGTAACTCGTTGCCTGTGCGCCAATAGGTAGTCCTTGGAGTAGCGACTGTTGGTACTGGACTTGCTTGTATGGGAAGTCTCGCTCTTCCTCAAACTGCGCTAGATCCGCAGTCATCCCCGCTTGGTTAATGGCCTGTTCTTGCGACCCAAGGTTAGCCTGTGCCGCTAGTGCCTCTAGCCCATATCTATTCGCATCGTTCTGAGATGTCTGCAGCCGCCCCTGCTCTACGTTAAACTGGTTTTGAGCTTGGTTATACGCCTCGTTGTAACCTGCCCCTGTAATGCCGGAAAGGTTTTGTAGCAGGTTGCGATTGCGCTCAGAGTCCATAATGGCTTGACGTGACCCACCGTAAGCCCCCGCTTGTGTTAAGCGTCCAGCATCTTGAACCCCCTGAATCTGCGACTGCCGCCGTGCCTCTTCAATCTGAGGGTTTAACGCGTTTTGTAGATAAGGATTCATGTAATCTGTGGCAGCTTGCGCCGTGAACTGCTGAGGTTGATACGCCCCCATCTGCCCTGTAGGCACCGCTAAACTTGCTACACCCTGAAACGCGGACTCCTGTGCAGCGGATGGGCCAGAAGTTAGTGGCCCTGTATATCCCTGATAGTCCTGATTGGAAAGCGCTTGGCCCTTACCTAGCATCCCTGTGACATATTGCGATGCCCACGGGGATAGGGAGCCTGATGTTCCTGTTTCTTGTGCTGCCATGATTATCTACCCACTCGGTATGAATTTGTTAGGGTCTATTTGCTTACCCTGTTGTTTGTTACCTGTACGCGCCGTACGTACTCTGTCCATCATGCCGTATAGGTTTTTAGCCCCAGCACTGGAATTCCCGTTACCTAAATGACTTACTACATCGGCAGGTACAACAAACTCGCCATCACTTAATCGAGCTTCTTGGGTTCCGTTAATTTTAGCGGGTACGGTATCCGCCATACCATCTGTAGCGCCCCCTAAGTAGTACCCCTGTGCTTGCGGCATTCCTCCCATAGCGTAACCATTATACCTTCGATTATACGCAGATGCTGGGCCACCACCGGCAAGAGAAGCAATACCCCCCGACCGCATATTAGTAACTGCCTGATTAGGGTTAGTCATACCGGCAGGGGTAACAGGGGTAGTAGGGTTAGTACCTCCAGCGGCTTCGGCGGCTTCGGCAGCGGCCTTCTCCCGTGCCCTCTGCTCCTGTGTTAAAAACGCTATAAGGTCGTTTTGTGTAGGTGCAGGAGTACCCGCTGCCACGCCGGATGGTGCGTTAGCGCGAGGTGTATACGCGCCGAAGCCCATTGCTGTGTTAGCGGGAGGTGTATACGCGGGTCGTGATTCAAACTGACGTTGCTGCGCTGCATTAGCACGGTTTACCATCTGGGCATCGTTTGCTTGGTTAGTGTAAGCGTTACGGATAGTTTGTCGTTGAGAGTCACCTTGAGGCACAAATGCAGCGTCTGAAAAGTAGCGTTGCCCCCGACTACCGGGACGGCGGTTAGGGTCATAATTACCGGGAACCATCGCTCGTTCGTAAGTGTAGTTGGGAACTGATGCAGTAGGAGACCCGTCTGGGCCACTCACCGTAACGAGATCACCCGCAGCATTAGAGGCATAGGGGTTACCATCGGTACGGAATGCATTTTCTGCACCTGACGCTAGTTCTGCTAACCCGCCATCGGTACTTACGAGGTTTAATGCATTCCTGTAGTAGTCAAACAAACCTGTACCTGTACTTACCGGTGTCTGTTGTACCTGTTGTGGCTGCTGTGTCTGTTGTGTCTGTTGTGTCTGTTGTGCCGCTTGCTGTGCTGCTTGTAGTGCCGCTGCTTGCTGTGCCGCTTGTTGCGCGGCTGCTTGCTGTGCTTGTTGCGCGGCTGCTTGCTGCTGTTGTTGTGCCGCTTGTTGTGCCGCTTGTAGCGCTGCTTGTCGGGCTGCTGTTTGTGCAGCTTGCTCTTCGTCTGCTGTTTGCGCAGCTTGCTCTTCGTCTGCTGTTTGCGTAGCTTGTGTAGCTTGCGCAGTCGTCTGCGCTTCTTGTTCCGCTGTGGCTGTTGTGTCTGCCAATGCGGTCTCAAAGTCGGGGGCAAAGCCCATACTCACCAACCACTCAGCTCGGGATCTAAGTTCTGCTTGTGTCGGCATTAGTCGTCTCCAAAAGACATAATTCGTGCAATATTGGCGTTAAAATCATACTTTACTTCACCTCCTTGTGCTAGGCCTCCGAAGCCCGCTGCGTTATTTCTTTTAACTCCTTTCTGGGCTATTTGAGCTTGTCGTGCGTTCTGCCCTGAACCATAAGGTGATCCAAAGAAGGCGGCTTGTTGGTCTGTAGCAAATATGTTTTCCCCAAACGGGTCGTACACATAGTTAATATTAGCCACGGCTGGGGCAGAAGTGGTGTGTGTTAACGGGTCAAGGTTACCTGCGCCGATTAGGCCAAGAAGCCCTTGGTTAGCCGCTTGCTGCTGTATGGCCTCAGTGTTTGCAGCACCCGCACCATACAGCCCTGTACCTTGGTCTGAGTAGAACGGTTGATCACTCAACTGGCCTTGAATAGGGCCAAGATCCCCCTGATTCACCAGCCCATCGCTATTGATATCGAACTGAAGCCTTTGCTGTGTAGTAAGTGCCTCATCTTCAGCAAGTATGGCAACTACAGCGTCATATTCATCTTGAGTTACTTGTCCTCCGGGCCTCCCAATAAGGGTACTTACGAGGTCTAGATCAACTCCTAACTCACCCTGCCCTGAAAGAATATCTGCAGTTGAGGCAGCTAGTCTCTCCGCTTGTGCCTGTTGCTCTGACAACAACGCCATATCAGAGAGGTCAACGGTAACAGGGTCAACGGGGACAGGTTCTACAACAGGTTCTACAACAGGCGGAGGCGGCTCTACAGGAGGAGGCGGCTCTACAATAGGCTCTACAACAGGCTCTACAGGAGGAGGCGGCTCTACAATAGGCTCTACAACAGGCTCTACAACAGGAGGCGGCTCTACAGGAGGAGGCGGCTCTACAATAGGTTCTACAACAGGCGGAGGCGGCTCTACAGGGTCAACGGTAACAGGGTCAGCGGTAACAGGGTCAGTTACAGGTAACCCGTTCTCATCAACAAACGACCCGTCACGTGGGTCTATGTAGTTACCATTTGCGTCTACTGAAGTTGGATTAAACGTAGTCTGATTGGGGTCATTAGGGTAGAAATCCTCGGTATCCGGTACCCCATCGTTATCCGTATCTAAAGGGGCAACAGGTTCTGGCTCAATATCTTCTGTAATTGGTAGCCCCGTATCTGGATTTATCGGGTTCCCTTCAGCGTCAGTCTGAACTCCGTTAGCGTCATAATTGTATAGGGGTTCCTGTTCGTCTGGTGGGAGACCCCCGTACTGCTCATTCCATGCAAGCAGACCAGACCAAGGGGTTACAGCGCGAACAATACTTGTCCCCTCTTCGTATAACTTAAATATATCGCCTTTTAACTCCCCTACTGTTGTTAGGACACCATCTTTTAGCTTTGTGAGTATTTCCTTACCCGCGTTATATATTAAAGTTACAGGGTCTCCCGGCCCTATATACTTACCATCTTCCCACAGTCCGATCCTAAGAGGTTTTCCCTGCACAGGCAGTGGTACAGGGAGAAGTACCTCAAGCCAATTATCCCAAGTCCCCGGCCCTCCTGTTGTAGTAAATGTTATCCCCGGAATTGCTGGGGGCGCTCCCGGTGCAGGGGATACACTCCCTAAGATATTCTCTAGTATTTCTTCTAATGATTTAGATGACCCTGCAGGGGTAGGGGAACTAGCTCCGGGGGGAATATAGGTGCCGTCACTCTTCCCGAATATACGGTCTTTTATTGTAGTGCCCATGCGCTTTATCTGTACGCCTAGGTCTAGCTCGATAGTGTCTTTTGCCCACGTATCAAACTCGCTATCAGATATATCACCTCCTTCTAAACCGTTAATACCGGCCTCTGCGCCTTTAAGTAATTCTTCAGCGTCTGCGGTAGACAGGTCAATACCGGTACGTTTCTTGTAGACATCTTGCACGTCTTGAACATTCGTACCAAGTTTGTCTAGCGCCTCATAGTTTGCTTTCTCGGTGACGTTCCCGAGCAGCCCTTCGTACTGAGCTTCAATTTCGTCGTCAGGAGGGCCACTAAGATCAACCCCTTCATCCAGTGCAATCGCCCTAAGCTCTTTTGCCGTTGTTGCCCCTGCGTCTAATTCTTGGGTAACGAAATCGAACCCGCCTGTGGGGTACCCATAACGCGCATCTGGATTGTTAGGATCGTAAGCCTTAGTGCTTTCCCCACGATTGGTCTGCCCTACATATTTCCTTCTATCTGCGGGTGATAGTTCGTAACTATGATCTCTTGCAATTTGTTCAAGCTCCGCTTCAGTTATTACTAAGTTATTAAGCTCTTTACCTAAACCGCGATCCTTATCGTCAAGCCACTCTTGCGACTTAGAAACAATAGGTTGACCTGTTGCCTCGTCCCAATCAGCGTTATTAAGGTTACCAATAAGTTCAGCGCGGTCTGCAGCGGTAAGCTCGTAACCCGCTGCCGCTGCTAACGCTTCAAGTTCCTCCTCGCTACGGTGTCTATCATCTATGTAATCTAGAATTTCTTGTTTTGATTTACCTTCAAAGTTTGCGGTCTCTAATGGCAGTCTTTTGAGAACGTCTTCCTGTCGCCTACTTCCTGCTTCAGCTCTAATGTCATCCGTAGAGGCCTCGTACATTTTTTGGAGTTCGTACTGTCTTTGGGGGTCAAGTGGAGCTTCCGCATCCGGTATACCATCACCATCGGTATCTACCGTAAGTTGTCCAGAGGAATAAGGGTCACTAGTAACAGTAGAGTACCGCCCACCTGTCATACGATTTTTTTCATCGGGATTAACAAAATCTTCCCAATCAAACCCTCCGCCTAACATGTCTTGGCTCGCTCTCTCACCGCGTATTTGGCGCTCGTAATCCTCAATACTGCCGACTACACCTGCAGTAATATCGTAGTTGTTATCTCGTAAAAGTTGAGTTACTTGTGAGGAACTTAGGGGTCTTGCAGCTTCCGCTTGAGCAGCGGCTACGTCTGCTTCGTATGTTGCTAACTCTGCGGCAGATATAATGCCGTTACCGTCAGCGTCATAGCCGCCATCATCATAAGCCTCTCGGGCCGTACCTTGCCCATGATTACCGGTAGCTGCTGCCCAAGCTGCAAAATCTGTTTCTGCCACAGACCCATCACTTTGGATAGGTACACCTTGACCTCTAAGAAAGTCAACACCCGCTGGACTGAGGTTATTACCCCCATGCCCTACACCATACCTAGCGTCAGAAGGTCTCCAACCCTCTAGCTCCGCATCTGAAATAGTGCCGTCACTATTAGTGTCTCCACCGTCACCTAAAACCTCGACTTTAAGTTCGTCCCTAAACCGCTCTATAACTACTGCGCGGGTATTTTCCTCGGGGATGTTATTAAAAGTTTCATAGGATGCCGTAAACGTGGCGAAAGGTATCTCTGTGGCATCCCCAAAAACGCCGTCTATAAGCGAAGCGGTAGCTGGGAAGGCGCTTTTAAAGGCGGCAATCTTTTGTGCTCTGGTGGCGGAGGGTGTCCCGTCTTCGTTAGCAGGATCATCCACGTATTTCATGGTGTCTATTGGGTTTAATACTACCTCTGCACCCCGTGCATAAACCTCCGATAACTGCGCTGCAAACTGGTTATATAGCCCTACATCTGTATCTCGGAGCGTCTGCTCAAACTGTTCTCTGGTTTCCCCGTAACGCTGTCTGCTTAAAGCATCTGCCCTGTCCATGACGTTGTCGTGGAAGGTTGAGTCATATACTAAATCATCAGTGGTAAGATTGGGGTCAATTACTGGGAGTGGGTTATCAAAAGTTGCATCTAAAAAGGTTTGTGGGCTAGCACTGCCACTAAGGGGGCTAAAGCTGCCTTGTGCAGTTTGTTGTGTCGTTGACGCAGTAGGGGGTGTTTGTGCTGCCTCCGATGCTGCCATTTGGGCAACGAGCGCTTCAAATTCAGCATCGTTAAAGCCTATTTCGGACATTACGTAATCTCCATTATGCTGGCTACAACATGTAGGCGATTAGCGGTAGTGGCAGTTACCTTCAATATCTCTCCTGCCTGAACGACGAGAGGCTCAAAAAGTAGTTCCTCTGTACCGAAGTTGCCGACGGGAAAGTCTTTGAACAAGTTAAACACCTCAGTGCCACTAGTGATTGTTACCGCCAAGCTGTCACCTACCCCTGAGTCATCAGAGATCAGCATTGATTTAACTATACCTGTAGTTAGTATTGGGCAGGTGTAGAGCACCGTTACAGCGGTAGTAGTCAGATCTAACTTGGCGTTTGTGTACGTGTTAGCCATTACCCTATAAACCACCCTGCAGCTTCGGCTTGGTCTGTAGACCTAGAACTACGAAGCGCTTGGTCTATCTGGTTAAAATACAATCGCAATACGTTGTTAAACTGTTCAAACGACTCCTTATCGTACACCTGTGGTGCATAAGGTATAGCAGGTGCTCTAAACGCTACGTTATAGTCTGTAGTATCTATTGCCATTATCTTCTCCCGTCAGGCCGCATGTCTAGTCTGGGGGAGCCTAACTGCCAAGCTACCCCTACATCCGTGGACTCTATCTTCATAACCATCTGGCGACCACGCACCCGTGTGTTTAACTGCCCTGTAAACTTCTCTATGGGTAGTACCGCAGAGCGGCTAATAGTCTGACTATTCGAGCCACCCACAGACGCGGGGTTATTATACCCCGACCCTGAGTTCTGCATAGGTAACAACGTCATAGTAGCCATAGGACTCTCTATAGTAGATCCGTCAAACGTGATATCAGGAAGTACTCGCCATATAAAACTGAATTGGTGCCCATCGTCTAGGTCGAATTCTGCAGTCTCCGCATACGCATGGATGGCAGTGGAAGCGCCTAGCTCGTTATTATCTACACCCTCTTCGTGGTTAACGAGGTTATTAATGTGTGTAGCTGCTAGTGGGTACTCCCGTAACCCAGAGTCTATCCATGCAGTGCGGCCCATAGTGCCGTAGTACCATATGTCGTCTAAGTAGTTATACACTACATAGCGGTCAATTTCTGTTACATCTGCAGAACAATAGAACCACCATATCTCATGGTAAGACTCTAGGGTACCAGCAAATATCTGATCATACTGCGATGTATTAAGGTCGTTAAAGATAAACTTACGCAGGTTACACACCAGCGGTTGAGTACGTCCATCGTACTTGTAGAACTTGTCTATACCCATCCAGTAGGCTGTACCGTTAGCATAGGCCACAGAATTAGGGGATGTTATAGAGATATTCTCCCCAACAAGCTGCGCTCCCCATACTACTGGGGCACCTACATACTGCAGGGCATACAGGGCAGAATCTGACCACACTAGGACTTCTTGCCTAGCTTGATGGGCAGCTATGATCTCAGAACCGTTAGATAACTGGAGACCCCCCGCTTGGTTGGTTGCCGAAGGTGCCCACTGGGTAGCGTCTTCCTGATCAGACCAACGGACTAACATCGGGTTGACCACTGCACTACCAAAGGCGTTACACCCAAAGGCGAATACGAATCGGCTTATATCTGACACGAGTATAATGTCTTGATTCAGGGGAACACTGTTTGCAGGGGTAGTTGTTGAGGATAGCAGTACCGCTCTAGACGAGACCCCCGCTGTCGCATCCCAGAAGTATATTGGCCCCCCACGAGGGCCGAATAGAAGGTCTTCCCCGAAGTTACTTTGTGACCATAACTGTATCGGGACAACAGACGTACTACCAACACCCCATGCCCCAGTTCCCCACGAAGAGGCTCCCCAGCCTACTAAAGGCACTACAAACCCTGCCCCTACGTTGATCTGATAGGCTGCGGTAACAGTACCACCCCCAGTAGCACTCGAAGAGGCGTTACCAGAAGCTGTTATGGTATAGGTAGTAGGTGTCACTAGAGTAATCTGATACTCCGCGTTAAGTGTTAATCCACCTACAGCAGTCGCCCCTGAGAAGGTTACAAAATCCTCATTGTTATATCCGCCACTAGCATCTGTCACCGTAACGATTGGAGAGTTCAGCACAGTGACGAACGGGTTAGTTAAGACAACCGTAGCCCGTAGAGGTGTAATGTCGTTATAGGTACCCCCATTCTCTATATAGAATTTAAGGTGTGTCCCTAGCCCAATAAGGTTTAGCCCCCCGAGAGTTGCCCAGTTCCATAGAGATCGGCAGACCCCCAAGAAAGTAGTTGCAGATATACGGTTCCAGCCTCCTATTTTCTCAGGAGTACCTTGCCTAAACCGTACCTTATCGCATTCGTACCAACCACCTTCGCTGGTGTAGCGGGTATTCTCTCGGTTAACCCCCGGCTTTAACGCTAGTTTTTGTAGTGGCATGATGAACCTATTATGGTGTCGTTCATAGCAAGTAACTCGCATCAAACCCGTTTGGTAGGGCGAAATACTGTGAGGGTATTGTTGGGGGTGCAGTTGGATCACGCGGGTCTGGCTGCGGTGACTGGTCGTAAATCGAGTCGTACAACGCTCTCATTGCTGCATCCGGTGGAACGTCATACGTCAGGGGATCTCGTGTCTCGTAAGGCGGAGGCGTGATGGTTTCAGTTGTTGGCTCGTTCTCGTAGATCGGGAACCCGTTCTCGTCCACCCGTCCTGTGTCTACCCAGTGATCAGTCGTTACAGTGTATGACGGTGG